AAGGCATATTCTGGATCATATGGAACGAATGGTTTTTATTTAAAATTTGCCGATAATTCATCAAACGCTGCGCTTGGAACGGACAGCAGCGGTAACAGTAATACTTGGACGGTTAACAACATAACGGCTAACGCAGGTGCCCTACAAAGTCAGACTTGGAGTAATAACATCACTACAACGGGAAACAGTGGCACTTGGCATGGCTCCTTTCCTGCAACAAATGCTTTTAATGCCAATGACTCAAATTATGCTCATGCTAACGGCGACGGTTCAGTTTCTGCCGTCGTAACACTAAGTATTAGCCCAGCAATTTCTTGCAATTCCTCTGTAACTTTTTTAGGTGGCGTTACGTCAAGTGGCTCTGGAACGATTTCAATAAACGGTGGAACGGCTACTGCTTTTACGACATCCGGCACCAATCCAACTGCTGCAAATACTGTAACTGTTTCTTTTAGTGGTGATATAACATCTATTGTTGTTAGCAAGACTTCAACAGGCGGACAAGGTTTGCTTGTTTATGGATTTAAAATTGATGGAGCGCGACTTGTTGACTCTGGTGTTGCATATACAGCTGCAGGAGATACTGACAGCCTGATCGACACGCCGACAAATTACACGGCAGATTTTGGCAACAACGGCGGGAACTATGCGACGTGGAATCCTCTTGATGTAAAAACAACTATTGCACTAAGCAACGGTAATTTGGACCTTGTTGGAAGTTCAGATGGCAGAACTCGCGCAACACTTGCTATGCCAAGTGGTAAGTGGTACTGGGAAATCACAGTCGGTGCTGTTCCAGCTTCTAACCATGTAGGTGTTTGGGCTACAAATGTAGCACTCAGCAACGACACGTACAGAGTCATTTATAGAGGCGATGGGTATTGGATTGTTGGAGGTTCGGTAGCACAACAATGGTCTTCTGTAGCGACAGGCGACATTGTCGGAATTACGTTCGACGCTGACACACGAGAAACAAAATTCTACAAAAATGGCACTCTACTAGGAACAAAAACAGCACCAGCATTGCCTAGTGGTTCGGCGTACACGCCTGCTGTAATTCTTTCAGGATCAAACTCTTCTCTGCAAGCAAACTTCGGCCAACGCAGTTTCATTTACCCTCCAGGTTCATCTGGTGGACCATCTTCAGATTACAAGTCGCTCTGCACAACAAACTTACCCGACCCAACGATTGCCGATAGTTCGGATCACTTTGATACCAAGCTTTATACCGGTAACGGAAGCACGCAATCAATCAGTGGTTACGATTTTAGCCCGGATTTGGTATGGATTAAGAATCGTAGTTATTCATCCTCCCATGAACTTTATGACACTGTGCGCGGTGCCACTAAACGCCTAACGATTTATTACGGAAGTGAACAAACTGTTTCCGGTGTTACTGCATTTAATTCTAATGGATTCTCGCTTGGTAGCGACAACGGTGCCAATAGAAACTCAGATTCTTTAGTAGCCTGGGCATGGGGTGCTGGAGCGTCAACAGTTAGCAACACTGACGGCAGCATTACTACTAATGTCAGAACCAATCCGTCTGCTGGATTTTCAATTATTAACTACCAGGGAAATGGTACATCTGGAGCAACTATTGGTCACAATTTAAACAGTGCTCCTGAATGGCTAATGTTTAAAACTACAAATGCCGGTTACGACTGGTACGTTTATCACAAAGCCGTTGGTCACACTAAATTCCTAACTTTAAACAACAATCATGTTGCCAATACAAGTAATTTCTTAAATAACACTGCGCCGACAAGCTCTGTGATTACTTTAGGTAATGTCGGTGATGTTAATTATAATAACACAGACCTAATTTGCTACGCATGGACCTCTGTGGCTGGGTACTCATCCTTCGGCAGCTATACAGGCAATGGATCTGCAGATGGTCCGCTTGTAGCGTTATCGTTTCGGCCCGCATTTCTCTTGCTGAAACGCACAAATACCACAGGTGACTGGTTAATTTATGACAATAGGCGCGAAGGATACAATTTTAATAATGATTTTTTGTACGCAAACCTTACTAACGTCGAAGGGACTACGAATTACTTGGATCTTCTAAGTAATGGTTTTAAGCTTCGGACAACGAATAGCGCAGTTAATGGCTCTAGTGATACTTATATTTACGCCGCATTCGCTGAGCATTCCTTCTCCCTAAACGGCGGTCTCGCCCGGTAACATTCAACCATCGCCCCAAATCCATGCCCTATCAACTTGGCGACAGGACATTAGCTCTCGACGTTGCTTGGGAGCACAATGATGTTCAGTATCCAGCCAACTGGTTACGTCTAAGCACATCACAAGATCGTGCTGAACTTGGAATTACTTGGGTCGATAACAGCCCTACGTGGAACCAGAAGTGGTACTGGGGTTATGACTCTGACGGCAACTTGATTCCCAAGACTTATACAGACCTAAAAACCCTTTGGATCGCCACCACCAAAGACACTGCATACAAGCTGTTGCAGCCCTCTGATTACCTGTGGCCCAAATTGCAAGAAGCGAACAGCAGCTTCTCAGCAGCCAAGACCGCATACACTGCTTCGCCCTGGAGCGTTTGGCGTTCCACTATCAGGGCTGAGTGCGCTGCAATGGTTGCCAAGATTGAGGAAACTGCAAGCGTTGGTGACACGTCACCTCATGCCGACTTTGGCAGAGTGCAAGCGTTGCAGGAATACATCGAAGGCAGCAGCTATAACGTGTGGACTGCCGATCCTGATAATGCAGAGACCTGATCCAATGATTCCTTGCAAGCCTGGTGCGGAGGATGTCGAATCGATGTCTAACCGCACCACATGGCTAGAGGAGTTGTACTTCTTGGATGGCCGTGATCAAACAGACCATCCTCAACGTGGTTTGTTTACTGGGTTGGCTGAAAAATATCAAAACCTGTCTTCAACAGACGGTTATTGACGGTCTGCCAACACAGTGACACACCCTCACAACTGTCACAGTGACAGTCCTAGTAACCTATCAACGGAAAACGTTTTCTCCCTTTCCCATGATCAAGTCTTTAATTGTGAGTGGTGCCGTCGCTACGGCAGCTGCGCTGGCATCTCCTGTTCTCGCAGGCCCCTACGTCAACGTGGAGAACAATTCTGCATATTCTGACGGGTTCTCTGGTGCGGTGACAGATCTGCACGTTGGCTACGAAGGCGGCGAAGGCCCTTACAGCTTCTATGCACAAGGCGGCTTCGCATTGGTTGATGACACCGATGAAATCAACACTGAACTGTCAGGAAAGTTTGGCGGAAGCGTCAACCTTGCTGATTCTGGCCTGAACCTTTACGGCGAAGTGTCTGGTATCACTACTGATGACGATCCTGCTTTTGGGACGAAAGTAGGTGTCAAGTTCCCATTCTGAGCTAATCTATAGCTGAGCTGGTCCTCCCCTCTCCTGGTCTCACACAGCAGGAGAGGGTTTTTTATGGGCAAAATTTCCATCGTTTTCTTGCTGAGCTTGTTTTGCTTTATTGAGCTATACCATTTGAGGTATCACCAACAACAGCCTTTTCGCGAGGTTTCACCAAATGCAAAAAGTGTTTAATGTTTTGTCTGTTGCATCTTTTGTGATGTCAGCAGGATTGCTTGGTAGCTCTGTACTGTTGTATTCACGTCTTCCAGGCATGATCACCAACTACGTTGGCAGCATTACCGGTGACGTGACTGAAAAGGTTACTGAGATGATTCCTGAGCAGATTGAGCAGGTAGTGCCGGATTTGCCCACTGAAACTGGTCTGCCGATTAAGTTTCCATGACTGATCAGGTCAACTCACCGCCCCACTACAAGCAAGGTCGCGTTGAAGCGATTGAAGTGATTGAGGACGTAGTTGCTGGAGCGCCTGACGCTGTAACTGGTTACTTGATTGGTCAAACAATGAAGTATCTGCTGCGTGCATGGCATAAAGGCAACACCGTGCAGGACTTGCAAAAAGCAGCGTGGTATTTAAACCGTGCTATCGACAAGCTAAATCCTTAAGTCACCATCTTGGTATTGGCAGTGGGGTCAACTTCTGGAACGTCAGGTAATGGCTTTTGTTCAAATGATGCAAGCCATTCACGCAAAGCGTCTCCTGTTGGTGTTTTTGGCGGCCATTTGACAAATTTCAGCAGTGCCTTGGGATCAGTAAATAGTCTTGAGGTATTGCCTGAAAGGCAGGCATAGACGTAAGGCGGCCC